TTTGAAATTAATACACCCTGTAGTAGTTGGTTTCATACAAACGTGGCACAAATAGAGAATAAAAAAAGAACATTATTTAGTGGTCATGTCTATCATGTGTATAAAGATAAGAAAGTTATCGGTTATATATGTGGAGGAGAAGAACCTAGATAGTAAACGTACCTATCCCGAAAGGGAAATTAAGGGGATAGGATTTTAAGGTGAGAAAAGTACATAATTTTGCCACAATTCAAACACATTGTCAACAACTTAAGCCCCTATCATTTGTTTACACTCAAAATGAACACTAACACGATCAGCTTCTACTTTTTTAGAACCTAACTCTCGCAATAAAGATAAACTATTTAGATGACCTGCGGTTGCACAGGCTTCATACTTATTATACATAGGATACATTTCTGCTGGAGGCATACAGGTATTATATATACTTGAACAAATTGTTATAATTAATAAAAATTTCATTTTACTCCTTGACTATCCTACGTTTTATGTTTATGTTCCTTTTAACAAAGGAAAGAATATGACAGACATTACTAAATATAAAAATGTATCACTAAAACATCCGACATACAATAAACTAAAGTCTCTTTCAGGACTCATAATTCCTGGTACAGAGTTATCAATAAGTAAAACAGTAGAAATAATAGTAAACGAGAAAGCGAAGAAATATAATGGCAAAATACAGAGAACCCCTAGCAAATAGTAACGTTGTTGATTTGTTTGGAACACATCTAGAACCCGAACAATTGTTATGGGTATCGGTTGTTGCAAAAGCAGCAGATGATGCAGTTAATTCAAACGATCATACCGAAGCTTTAAAAGCAATCAGTTGGTTTAAAAATGATAGCGCAAACTTCAAACAAGTTTGTGTACTAGCAGGACGTGACCCAAGGTATGTAAGAAAAAAAATATTACCAAAGGTTTTAGAAAGAGAAAAAAAGATTAACTGTTTTATAAACAATATAAGATACGATAATATTGTTCCTATCGTAAGTACAAAACAATGAAAGTAATATGTAAATACTGCAGTGGAAATGGTTACCGAAGAATATGGGCCGACTGCACAGAAAAAGAAAAGATAACAATTCAATGTGCCATGTGTGAATCACAGGGTGAAATTGAATCTGATCAATACGAAGAACCGGAAAGGGTTACCCAATGAAAACAATAACAATAATACTAACTGCCTTATTATTGACAAACTGTAGTTATAGAGTTCAGTTTGGTAAGGCATGTACACCAAATAATTCTGAGTGGAGTTATGTATGGTTAAAAGAAAAAGGCGAAGTTAATATATCTAAGGAAAATTGTAATGATAGATGAGTTATACGAAGCTACAAAAAAAGAAGTTATGACAACCAAAGAAGAATATCGTAACGCTGATGTGCCTATGCCTAGAGGACCTAATGATCTAGAAGAAATTATATCTAGATTAGAAAAACAAAACCAAGAGTTAAGATTAGATAATCAAAGGCTCACGAAACAGTTAGAAGATACGCTTAAACAATTTAGAAATAAAGGTGCACTATGAAAATAATATTAGTCCTAAGCTTTTTTATTATCGTGGGTTGTAGTAAAACCTATGAACCTAACCCTTGGACAACGGTTGCAAGGTTCATAACAACAGGCACACGATGATAATAAAAAAATTAATAGTCAAACTAAGAATGTGGTACGCTGATATCAGAGGTCATCACGGTAAGCGATGGAACTATGAACCTGGTGAATGGTATATGGGTAGACATAGAAAGAGAAAAAAATGAACGAAGAAGATGAAAAAATACAAGTATGGAAAGATGAAATAGCCATGCACGGCGGCACTATTTCTGATGAAGTTAAAGTTAAAGATTTAAAAAAATTAAATAAAGATCTTAAAGAGGAAAAATATAACGGAGGAACAGCATACACTGAGTTTTTAAAATTATTTAGTAAGGGAAAGAAATGAAAAATAAAAACGCATTAGTATTTAGAATAAAATGTATAGCTAAAAAATGTAGAGAGACAGGCAAATGGGATCTGTTATCTAGGTTATGTTATAAATATAGTTGGATTGATTTAACTGCAGGAGAAGCTGATTATGATTAAAGAAAGAAAAAAAAGAACAAAAAAAATGCCAAGACCATTGTATGATAAAATTTTTAAAAGATTTTTAGATGTACGATTTTCAGGAGTTGAAGATGCTATAAATGCTCAAGACAATTCTGAATTTAAACATAAAAGAAAAAACATAAACAAAAATCATTATCAATCGGTTTATGGCTCAACAAGTTTTATGATAAAAAAACATAAAGAAGGAGAACCTTTAAATTATAGAGATGGTTATGATTTTGATGATACCCATAATAACTATAAAGAAGATGCTAAATATACTGGTCACGCAACATTACGTATGTATAGACACTATAAAGGTAAAGTGTATCATTATTTAATTACTATTGAAGATATATTAGATGAGGATAAATATAAATGAAGACAATACCTGATTTAATAACTGATATTAAATATAAATATAAAAAATTTATAGACGTACCTTTGTCTTGGATGGAACATATTGGAAGTAAGATGAATGTATATGCATGGAACAAACGTTGGCGGAACAGGGACCATGGAACAGGATATAAAAAATAAATTTGCATACCTTGCAGGTTTATTTGATGGTGAAGGGAATATCACATACAAAAAATATTGGGCTAATAAACCCCATGGAAGATATAAGTGTTGGCGTATACAAATGGAAATCGTTATGACCGATAAACCTACGGTGGAGTGGTGTTGTGATACGTTCGGTGGTAATCTAAGAGAGAAACCAAGACGCGAACATAAGATGCAGTATAGATGGCGAAGAGGTTTTAGAGATGCGTATGAGATAGCAAAGGCTATACAACCTTATGCTTTAACGAAAAGGATTGAACTAACAAAAATTATTAACCATTATGAAAAAACAAATGATAAAGAAATTAGATAAGTATAGTTATAGTAGTTTTAGACAAATCAATGGTGAAGGACCACGAACCTATGATGTACACGGTATTAGATTACCAAGTGTCACGACTATTTTATCACGGACCAAGGATCAAACGTTCTTAAAAGAATGGAAAGCTAAGGTAGGTGAAGCTGAGGCTGAACGTATTAAAAATGTATCATCGAGTCGGGGTACATCCATGCACAAATACTTAGAGAACTATGTATTGGGTAAAGGTTATGAGGATATGACTGAGCTTGGACAGAAGGCTAAAAGTATGGCTCAGAAGGTCATAGATACCGGATTTTTAGCGATTGATGGGTATTATGGGTCGGAGGTAACCCTTTACTATCCGGGCCTTTACGCGGGCTCCACGGACCTTGTATGTAGTTTTAATGGGAAAGAGTCTATTGTAGACTTTAAGCAATCGAATCGTCCAAAACGGGTCGAATGGGTCCAGGATTACTTCTTGCAAGGTGCTATGTATGTGATGGCACATAACTATGTTTATAAATCTAAGGTAGAACAGTTTGTAATCATGATGTGCACGCCGGATTTATACTATCAACAGTTTGAGATCGGTGGATTTGAGTTGAAGAAGTATCAACATAAGGCTTTGGAGCGGATCAATGAGTATTATGAGTTGGTTAATGGAGCAGGGACCACGGTTCAGGTGACCGCAGAAGAATTTATTAAAGGTAAAATTAAGACGTAAATGTGGCAAGAATGTGGCAGGATTGTGACAGGAAATGCCGACACCCAAGGTGTCGGGAAGGGGTCGGCAAGGTGTCGGTAGTGTCGGTAAATGCTGTCCATTTTGGGTTTTTTAGCTGTTTTTCAACCTGTGGTACATGTGCATTTTTGACCGCGATATCGCGGCGACACCCTGCCGACACCCAAAGTGTCGGTAAATAAAGTGAGTAATACCAACGGTTTTAAGCTCATTTTAGGGGTATTTTGACCATGCCGACACCTTTTCATGGATTTTTTGTTTTAAGCGCACTATAATATAAATTCCTTTTTAGGTATCGGTAAACTCAAATGTGGCAAGATTATGGCAAAAAGAAGAAAAAAATCAAAATATAAACATGCCATCATCGGCAACAAAAAATATTATTTCTACAAAATAGTTTGGATCGATCCGTGCGGTGATTCCGGGCATGCAGATGCTAATGAAATGAAATCTTTAACTCCGGCTACCATGATTACACAAGCTTATGTGTTTGAGAAAGATAAAAAACATGTGTGGACATTTGCATCTTATGACAGTGATGCTGCCGTATTTTCTGATAGAAATGTGTTTCCAAAATGTATAATATCTAAAATGGAAAAAATAAAAATATGAATTGTTGGCATTGTCAGACAGAATTAATTTGGGGTGGAGATCACGATATTGAAGACGAAGACGAGTTTTATAGTATGGTAACGAATTTAAGTTGTCCTAATTGTCAAGCGGCAGTTGATGTTTATCTACCTAAACAAGAGGAAGATTTATGAAAAGAGAAAAAGGCAAAAGATACGACGGTAGAACAAGGCCACCAAGCGAAGCCTACAAAAACGGTTGGAACGAAATATTTCTTAATAAGGTTTTAAAAGAAGAAGTAGATATCAATGGCACAGGCACATATAAGTACAGAATAAAACATGGGCCTAATAAAAATAAAGTTGTTTAATTTATTGTAGTTTTTTAGTTTCAGGAGTGACGTTTATAATTTCTGAGTAGTCTTCTTCAATCTTTTTAATGTTAGCTTCTAATTCTTCAATAGACATTTCTTCTAATTTTCCTGTTTTAATTATCTTCCTATCAATGTATAATCCGGCCGCTTTACCTCTATTGGTTTCAGCATTTACAGCCGATGAGAATGAACCTTTTTTAAGTGCTTGTTCCTTAATCCTATCTAACTCAGCAACATGTTTTTCGTAAGTCACTTCATGTTTACTTAGTCTTTCTTGTTTTAATTTATCTATGTATTGAACAACAAGTGGTGATGTTCTTGGGTTCATTAGTTCTGATCCCTCACTTCGAGCTCTCTTCTCACTATAACCTGCTTTAATCGCCGCCTCTGTTTGAGACATATATCCATCAGGCCCACCGAATACGATGAGTTCTGCAAATCTTTTCTGCATTTCTGTTAGTCTTTTAGGTCTACCCATACTTGACAATTTAAGGGAACAATCCTATTATGTCAAGGAGTATAAAGAAATATGTACGTTAAACACTTACAAGAATATTTAGATAAATTTACTAATGGACGTAAAGGTAATGCTGTGTCCAATGCTAAAATATTTATTCACGTTAACGGTTATCTTGAAGAGATAAAAAGAATTGAAGTACAGGAGCATGCCATAGGTACGCCTGGGGCTGAGTCTATTAGAATTGTATTAAAGCCTAACAAAGAAGAAAGATTAATTTTACCACCTGGATATATCAAAGACTACTAGTCGCTTGCGCGTTCGCTTGTCGCTTGCGCGTTCGCTTGTCGCTTGGGCCTTCCCGCTTGTCGCTTGCGCTTGTCGCTTGCGCTTGTCGGTTTCAAACCACTTTGTATCTCGGCCATTTTCTTTGCACCATTCATAATGATTGATTCTTATTTGTGTTTCCCACTTACTTAACTTCATCTTTTGCTAAACTTATTTATAACCCACCCAATTGAACACAATATAACTAATGTCCAAAATGGGATTGTAACTATAAAAAATGCTATTA